CGCTCTTAACGAGTACTACATACCGTAGGACTCCATTAACTCTAAGATTAATATAATGTCCTTTAAGGAGGCCGCGGCTAACGGGGAGATAAACATAACCCCGGGTAACGTCTGCGACTATGACTACATACTCCGCGACCTTATCCGCGTCCGGGACGTACTGGGGGTTAACATAAAGGCTATCTACTACGATAAGTACAACTCTACCCAGTTTATAATATCCGCTACGGACGCGGGCTTTAAATGCGTACCATTTAGCCAGATGCCCGGAAGCCTTAACAAACCTATAAAGGAGGTAGAGCGGCTAATTAAGTCCGGTAACTTCGTTATACAGCGTAACTCTATTACCCGCTGGATGTTTGGGAATGTTATAATAGTTATCAATAAGCTGGGTAACTACGCTATAGATAAGAGTAGTAAGAGTAAAAAAATTGACGGGGTAGCCTCTATCCTTAACGCTTACGGCGGACTGCTGGAGAGCCCTATATACTCCTTCGAGGTAATCTAACACTTTTTAAAAATCAATTTTCCGGCCTAAGTAGTATTTAACAAAAATACTACCCCTGTGAAAAACATATTTAAAAGGTTTGCGAAGCGGTCTATAGACTGGGTTAACGTGGTTCTGGGAACGCTCCGGATAGGGGGCTCCGCTGCTTACAAAGCGGAGAAGGCCACAAAGTTAAGCACTGTATACCGATGTATTAACCTGCTCTCCGACGCTATAGCCTCCCTCCCGCTTAACCCTTATACCTACCGGGATAACTGGAAGTACATTAACTTCGAGAGCCCCCTCTTTAACCTGCTTAACGTACAGCCTAACCCGTTTATCAGCGCCTATATGTTTAAAAAGCTGCTGGTAGTGGATATGCTTACCAAAGGTAGCGGGTATATACTTATAGACCGCGACACCCGGACCGGTAAAGTCTTAAACCTTACCCGGCTGGATCCGGACTTCGTAAGGGTAGAGATAATAGGAAACGACATACGCTACTATAATAACCTCCTGGGGACTGAGGCGGGGGCTTATGACAAGTCCCAGATATGCCACATAATTAACTACACCATAGACGGAATAACCGGTATAAGTACACTAGAGTACGCCGCGGACACCTTAGGGATAGCCTACAGCTCAGAGAGCCACGCCGCTAACTTCTGGAAGTCCGGCGCCTCTTTAGCCGGGATCCTTAGCCCGAAGGACGGGGCTACTATGAGCACAACGCAAGCCGGTAAAGCTAAGACCGCTTTTATGGCCCAGATTAACCCCGAACTAGGGGGCAGCGGCGGCGGAATAGTAGTACTGGGCGACGGCCTTAACTACCAGTCTATAAGTATTAATCCTAAGGACTCCCAGCTCTTAGAGTCCAGACAGTTTAATGTTATAGAAATATGCCGCTTCTTTAACGTCCCCCCTTCGCTGGCCTTTAGTGAGACCGGGAAATTTAGCACCGCAGAGCAGCAGTCTATAGACTTCCTTAATAACGGTCTTACCCCGTTAATTGAAAAGATAGAGTCCGAACTCTTCCGTAAACTATTCCTTCCTTCTGAGTGGAATTCCACAGAGTTAAAGTTCGACGTAGAAAATATTATGAGACTCGACGCGGTAAGCCGCGCGGACTACTACTCTAAGATGCACCAGGTAGGGGGCTTTACTACTAACGAGATCCGGGAGAAGCTAAACGCCGCCTTCCCGGTTAAGGGTGGTAACAGGGCCTTTATACAGGTTAACCTCCAGCCTACGGACGCTCTTATCTCTGAGCAAAAAGTAGTTAATCCGGACACCCCTGTAGATAACAGCGTAAAATAACCCACAAACCTAAATAAATGAATAAAGAGAACTTAGAACGCCGGTACGTAGTAGAGCTCCGGGCCAGCGCAGCAGACCGCACTATTAACGGTACGGCTATAGTGTTTAACAAAGAGTCCCGCTTACTGGGCGGTATGTTTACGGAGATCATTAAACCGGAAGCCGCTACCCAGGCCTTTATGGACCAACAGGATATTATAATGCTGTGGAACCACGAAGACGACGAGATCCCTATGGCCCGAAGCAGGCAGGGCAGCGGTACACTTAAGGCGACCGTTACCGCCGAAGGGGTTAACTTCGACTTCGCAGCCCGTAACACCCCTAACGGGGAGGAGATCCTTATGGCTGTCCGGGATAAGTCCGTGGATAGCTGCTCCTTTAGCTTCCGGGTAGCGGAAGACGGGGACAAGTGGGAGCAGAAGCCGGACGGGACCTACATACGGACTATTACTAAGTTCGAGATGATCCGGGACTTTAGCCTGGTTAACGATCCCGCCTACGTGGAGACGAGCTGTAGAAATATGGCTAAGGCCGCTACTGAGACGCGGACAGAGCCTCCAGCTCCTCTAGTAGTAGAGCCCCCGGTAGTAGAGCCTCCAGCCCCTCCGGTAACCGAACCTCCGGTAGTAGAGCCTCCAGCTCCTCCGGTAACGGAGCCCGACGACATAGACGCCTACTACGTGGAGCTGGAGGGTATCATATCAAAATTTACTGAGTAACCGTATTTAACAGAAAAAAGCTATGGACTTAGCCCAGTTAATTGAAAAACGTAAAACGACCGTAGCCCTGCTCCAGGAGATTATAGCCGGGGGTAAAGCTGAGAAGCGTAAGCTGTCAGCAGTGGAGACCAGATCCTTTAACGAGGCTAAGGCCGAAGTAGAGCGTATAGACGCCGAAATAAGAACGAAACAAACCGGCCCCGGGCCTTTAAATATCCGATCAATGAAAACAGAAAAACAGAAATTTAGCCTTATTAAGGCTATCCGGTCCGTGGCTAATAATGAGGCTATGGACGACGTCTCTAAAGCAGTAATCGAAGCCGGTAAAGCGGATATGCGGGCCGCCGGTCTGGCCTCTAAAGGGGACATAGTCCTTCCTTTTGAGGAGCGCGCCGTAATTATGGCTACCTCCGCTAACTCCGGACAGGAGAACGTAGCAGAGCAGAAACTCAATATGATTGAACCGCTCAGGGCCGCCCTCGTTACCGTACAGGCTGGAGCTACATTCCTTACAGGTCTGGTAGGGGACGTATCTATCCCGACTTACGCCGGAAGTACCGCCGCCTGGAAGGGCGAAGGCATAACCGCCGTAGACGGAGCCGGAGCTACCGGAGAGGTAACAATGTCGCCTAAGCGCCTTACCGCTTTTATTGACATATCAAAGCAGTTTATAGCACAGGACAGCACCCAGGCAGAGGCTCTGCTTATGCGCGACCTCGTCGCTGCTGTATCTGGTAAGCTGGAGGCTACTATTTTCGGTAAGGAAGCCGGAAGCGCTACCCAGCCCGCCGGTCTCTTCGCTTCCGCCCCCTCTATAGCAGGCGCCGCAAGCTGGGCCAATATCGTAGCAATGGAGACCGCAGTAGACACGGCTAACGCTCTGGCTACCTGTAAGTACATTACCAACGCAGCAGGCCGCGGGCTTCTGAAAAAGACCGTAAAGGTAGCTAACCAGGCTGTCTATCTGATGAACCCCGATGGAACCGTAAACGGTTACCCCGCCCTCGTTACTAACCACGTAGCCTCTGCCCTCCAGGTAGGCGGCGACGAGTTCGGTATTGTCTTCGGAAACTGGGCAGAGTACCTTATCGGAAGCTGGGGAGCTATTGACCTGCTGGTAGATCCTTTCACTCAGGCACACCTGGGTAATATCCGGATCCACATTAACGGCTACTTCGACGCTGTAGCCCGTAGGTCCGGCGCCTTTAAGACTGGATCAATGAAATAATAACCCTTAACCGGGATAACCTTAAAAGCCTCGCTACTATAGCGGGGCTTTTATAGTTTTAGTAGGTAGGTAGTATTTAAAGTAAATACCGGGTAATATGGCCTACACAACGCTAGCCAGCTTAAAAGCACATTTAAACATAGAGACGGCCTTTATAGGAGACGACACCTACTTAACCTCTCTTATAGCTGTGGTAGAGCTGGCTATATCCGATTACTGTAACGGGGGCCTGGCGGACATATTGGACGCCGATATCCCGGTAACGGTTAAACAGGCGGCGCTACTGCTGGCTGGTAACCTTTACCTTAA